AGAGAAGTACTTCATGCGGTATTGTGTAGTGTCGTCTAAGTAACCAGTGTATAAACCAATCCCATTCTTTTTACCTAACAGCACATTACGAGCACGGTTACGTAAGAAAGCTGTAGTTTTAGTTGACCAAGTTGTAACACGAGAAGAACCATCCTCTAGTGCTTGTCTCATATCCACACAGTAAACAGTCGATGTCGAGGGGAACGAGAGCAAGTAGAAGGCATTAACCTCTGAGTAAACACTACGCACCTTGTCGTATGTTCCTACAATACCAAGCTCAGTGCCCATTGTCTCCAGTAAATCATCTCGAACGTTACGGGTTAAGTCACGCATAGGCAATGACTTCTCTTGTAACAAACGACCTAAACTGCGAACACCCGTAACAGACAGGAAGATTAAGTCACCACCAGTACTTTGAACAGAAACACGAGCTACGCAACCAACACCAGCAATAGCATCGGATAACTTGAAGTCACCAAGAGGGTCGCTAGCGCCTGAATAAATAACAACGTTACGAGAACAGAAGATGATTAGGAAGTCATTGTGAGCCGCTAGAGCCGTTACTGTGTCCACGTTGTTAGGTAGTACAGAGGCAATGTTTAAAGTGCCGCTAGTGCCCCCATTGAAGGCTGGAAAGGCTGTGTCAGCAATGTCTGTTGACCAGTAGATAGTAGACCCATCATGTGACCAGAAACGACCGTAGGCAGCTAACACATCACGAGGGAAGCTAGAGCCATAACTCTGAGTAACACCCGTGTAATCAGTCATTGTCTGAGTTACAGGGGATGCACTTTCAGTGTAGATGATAGGCTCGTGACCAGCTTGAACAATCATAGCATGGTCGTTTAAAGAGGCTACCTTCCAGTTGTTATCTGTAATGGTATAGAGGCTAGGAGTAACATCAGTCAAGACAGCACCAACACCGCCTGTAAACAACTTATTGTTCCCTGCACTGAGGGTAACAACAGTGTCATCAGCGTTGGTGTGTTCAGCCAACATTTCAATATTAAGGTTGCTCAACTCATCCACACCAGTAGTAGTTTGTTGCGTCCATCCTTTACGAGCACCTAACCGACCAAACTTATCAATGATACAGTTGTCAGCAGTCAGGGCAAAGTTGCTGGAGAGAGTAACACTACTGTCCTGTGTGTTAAGCCCGTAGAAGCCGGGTGAGACAACAGAGACTGTTTGTAGTTGTTTCATACGCTATACCAAATAGTGTCCTCTGGGTGACGAGCAGCATCGAAAGCAATCTCATCTGCCAATGCCGACTGAGCAGCAGCGTAGGCGTTAATACTTTGTTGACCACCATCCTCACCACGTTCCTCAATCGCCATCGCAGTGGCTAACAGAATGATGGGACGAGTAGGCAACACAGTGGAATCAATGTCAGCCGCTAGTGGTAGGTTACGAAGGGTCATGTTAAACCGCAAGTCATAAACACCATCAGGGATAGGGTAGATGTCCACTTGAGAATCACCGTCAGTACTCACACCGTTAAAGTTGTAATATACTGGGATACCCTTTTGTGGGTCAGCCATCAGAAACTCTTGTGTAAACCAGTGAGAGGTTTGATAACCCATCTCAATGTTGCTTGTGTCGTTCCAAACATCTAACACTTTAGCACTGTTACGAGTATTTTGCAACTCATAGTTAAATACATCGGCTGTGGTGGTTAGGGTTAAGGTAGAACGTAAAGCACTCCAATCCCACGCTGCCTCTACTTGGCTCTTTGCTTCGTTAACAAAGTCCCCAATCAAACGAGCGTAACTATTGGAGTTACCAGACCCCTGAACCGTAGCTACTTCACTCTCTCGAAGCCTACGCATTACAGCATTGACAATTTCTAAGTATGTCATTTATTTATTCCTTTGTTGCTATTATACCACAGATTACCAGTTTTGTCAAGCCTATTCGCCATCAAATGCAACAGTTTGTGGTTCTTTTCTTAGATCAAACGTACAAATGGCACTCATAGCACTACCAGCTTCAGGGGTTAACACCATAGAATCTCCAGACTGCATGACAACCGTAGA